AAGATGAGGTGGCAGTTGTCGGGGTAGTCTACCACGGAGCTATCGCTTGCCAAGTCCAGCAGCGCCGTGGGCTTGTAGTTCACGCCGACGTACAGCGCCGTGCCTGACGCAACGGGGAGGATCTGCACCCCCTGCCCGATGATGTAGTAGAGGCGCGGGTAGGTCGGCAGATAGTTCGTCGTCGTGGCGAGCGGGACATCCTGAAAGCGCGTCTGATCGTACAGCACGTCGCCATCGCTGACCGACATCACGCGATAGAAGTTCTGTTCGTTGTCGCCAGAACCGGCGTTCAGGTCCGTGAACGCAAACTGGCCGTTCGCGTCCGTGGTCACCTGCCGCAGCCCGAAGGTGTAGTACGGCGCGGCGTTCAGGATGTTCGACCACTCGTTATCAAAGACATTGTTCAGGACCGTCTTGATCGTGTTATCCGACCAGCGCGTAGACCCTACCGCGTCCATGTATTCGCGTGTGTCGGTAACAAGCTGCTGGAGGGTAACCGATGGCATGACGACCTCTTAGGAGTTCTTGCGCGGGCGTCCACGGCCCCGCTTGGCCGTACCAGACGGGTCGGCCCCGTCCAAAACTTCGGCAATCGCGGCTTCCATCGCGGCTTGCGCGGGCTGCGCGTTGAGCGCGTCCATCGCGTCCAACATCCGGTTCACGTCCTCGCGAGGATACTCGCGGAACATCTTGGCGAGATAGCCCGGCGCGGAGTCTGGCGGGCAGTCCATCGGCAGATAGCCAATGATGTCTTGGCGAGATAGCCCGGCGCGGAGTCTGGCGGGCAGTCCATCGGCAGATAGCCAATGATGTCCCACGCCCTCGACGGGTCGTAGGACTCGGTGCGAATCCACTCGCGGCGCGGATCGTGATCCGTCCACGTCAGGCACACGCCCCACGTCCCCTGAATGAACCGCAAGTGCAGCCCTGCATGGATCTCCCGAAGCCGCCGCTGAATCATCGGCGACGGCTCGGGGGAGCCAAGGGCGTTCAAGAGAACGACCGGCGATGTCACTTAGTTCTCCACCAGCAGTTCGACAGACACGGTGACATCATCCGGCTGAACCGTCACCGAGCCAATCGTCACAATCGCCAGACGGAGGCTATCCGCGTTGGTCAGCGTCCGCTGCGCGTCGGTCAACGTGCTGAGGAACGCAAACTGGAGCGGGGTGTCCGCCGTCTTCGTGTTGATGTCCAGCCCGCTGGTCAGCGCCACCGCCGTCGCGCCCGTCATCTTGAACAGGGTCGCCACGCAGGAGGTGCCCGCCGTCGGGAAGGTATCCGCACACAGGGTCGCACGGTTGATGTAGCACTGCGCCGGGATGCCGCCGATGTTGTGGTTCTGCGTTCCCGCCGCCAGTGTGCCGGTGTTGATACGGCCACTGTTGAACGGAACCGGCAGTACCCCAAGTCGGCCGGGACGCGGCGCGAAGAAATTATAGGGCATCGAGTTCTCCGTAAGAATCAAGGGCAGCGTCAGGGAGTGGCCCAGAGCGGACCACCCCCTGTGCGCTTACTTAGACGTGCGTGTAACGCGCCGTGTCGGTGTAGCCCGTGATGCTGCCGTGAGCGTTACGCGCCAGACAGGCAAGGTTGCCGTACCAGCCGTAGGTCGTCTCGAACGCATCGCGGCCCTGAATCCAGCGCCACGGACCCGCACCCTCGAACTCGACGAAGCCCCAATCCTTCGCATCCACCCACGCCAGCGACGGGATGTGGAGGAGATAGATGGTGCCAGCCGGCACGTAGTAGTCGGTCACGCACGGGATGCCGCAGACTTCAATGGCCTTGTAGCCGCCCTTGATCGTCGTGCTGAACTCGCCCGCCGTGAACCGACGCTGACCGACCATGCTCTCCATGAGCTTCTTGGCAAGGCCCGGCGTGGTCATGAGCAGGAAGTCCTTCGGACGGGTCATCGCGTCCTTACCCGAACGCCCAGCGATCTTCTGAATGAGATCCCAGATGTCCGATTCGGTCGGCGTATTCGCGTCCGGCGTATCCGTCCCCGCCACCAGTCGGGTCGCATCCCAAATGCTGTAGGTGCTGGCCGACACATTATGCAGCGAGGCATACGACCCGCCACGGTTCGTGATGTTGATGAGACCGTTCATGGCGCTGTTGAACGAGGTGTCGTTCGCGGTCGCCTTCACGATCTTGTCCGTCGCGGCCATGCCCGCAATCGCGGTGCCGAGCGTCAGCGTGGCGTTGTCGCCGCTGTTGCTGATCGCCGTGATGGCCGCACGACCCAGCACCGCGTCCGAGGACGAGGTATCAAGGACGGCGATGTAGTCACCGACCGACAGGAGCAGCGAACCCTGACCCGCCGAGGCCACGCCGTAGGGCGAGGACACGATGATCGAGGTGGTGCTGGACACGGTGCCGATGAGGGCCACGATGCCGTCCTGCTTGTTGTGCAGGGCCTGCTGCATGAGCAGCGAGGAGGCGTCCTTGATTTCTTCCATCGTCTTCTTGGCGATGGTCGTAAAGGCCGCGTCCTTGCTCTGGGTGCCGACGAACGCGAGGCCGTCGATCTGACGGGTCGTGTACGCACGGACCACACCCACGTTACCCTGCACTTCCTGCGCCGTCGTGTCGGGCGGGAAGTAGCCAGCGGAAGAGAACGTCGCGCCAGCCGGACGGCCAACCACCACGTCGAAGAACACGTTGTTACCGCCCCAACGCATGTTGCGCGGGCCACCCGCACGACCCTTCTCAAGCTGCGCGAGCAGCGGGGTTACGAGGTTCTGCACCTTCTCACGGAACTGGCTGTAGACGTTCTTCAGCAGACCAGTCAGTTCCGCATCCGAAATAACCGTAGGATTCGGCATGACGAGATTTCCTTGTTACGAGAGTGAGTTACCGGATGGCAGACAACACTTCGTCCAGCGCACTGGACACCGCATCATCCACCGAAGCAATTCGTGACGCCCGTGGCTTTTCCGTGCCCGTCCCACCAGCACGGCCCACAGGCTTGGTGGCTTGACCAACCACCCGCTTGGCCTTCTGTGCGTCCACACGCGCTCGTTCCAGTTCCTTGCTTGCCGTCGCTTGTACGGGCGACGGAGCAGCGGGCTGGGCACGACGGCTATGTTGGAATTGCGCCCATGAAGCCAAGTCATCCACGATGTACTTCCGCACCGCATCGTAACGTGACGCCGGAATGTAGGCTTGCCCGTTGGGTGCCCGCTCGACGTGCGCTTGCATCGCGTAAGTAAACCGTTCTAACAGTTCGTCAGGAGCAATCGTCGGCAGTGCAGTGACAATCATGTCGATGGCTGGCGACACTTCGCTCTCGTAGAACTGCGCCCCACTGCGCTCAATATCAGCCATCTGATACTGGACGCGCAAGTTTTCTGTTTCCTGCATCGCTCGCTCGGCTCGACGCTCCGGCGAGTTTTCTGCGTCATACGCTTCCCGCACCGCGTACAGGAAGTCTTCGTCGGTCAGCAAGCGTTCGATTTGCTTTTCGCGTTCTTCCAAAACGGCCACGTACTGTTGCAACTCCTGTTGCGTGACCTGCGCTTGCTGTTCCACCTGTTTGATCTGCTGTTCGCGCTCGGCGTTGTACACGCCCCACTGCGCGAGCTTCACGACCTGATCCAAGCGGTCCTGCCGGACCTTGCCGTTCGCCTTGTACTCCACCATCAGGTCGGGGATCTCCACCTCCCCTTCGGCGTCCTTGAGCGTAAACTCGGTCGCTAGTCCGTCGGTGACGACGGGCACGGCGACATAGCCTTCGGGCAGTTCCACCGTTTCGGCAACCGGCGTGTCCTCGCTCTCTGCTGCCTCGTCCGCGTCTGGCGTGAGGTCGATGTCTGGTGCCGCCTCGGCTTCTGCGACCGGCGCAACGGACTGCTCCGTCTCGTCGGCGTCGGGAGTCTGAGGGGGCAGCGCAGAGTCCACCGCACTGGCAATCGCTTCGGAAATGTCCACAAGATCCTCTTAGGGTTGGGCGGACAGGGCATCGGCTGCTTGCGCGGCCTGTTCTGCCTCTGGGGTTCCCGTCAACTGCTGTTGGAGCATCCCAACCACGCCAATCGGGGGGTTCCCAGATGCCAGCGGCATCTGTCCAGGAGAGATGGCGGGCACACTTGCGGCTGGCCCCACACCGGCAGGAGCCGGAGCCGGAGCGCCACCCTGCGGTGGCATCCCGCCCTGCTTCTGCGTGGCTTGGTTCGCCAAAGCCATCCACCGCTCTTGTCCAGCGGCGATGATCTCGGGCGACAAGTCATCCTGCAACAGGATCTCGCGCTCCAGCACGTCCTGATGGATCGCTTCGTTATCCTGCCAGCGCATATCGGGCACCGGCTCGCCCGAGCGGATCGCGTCGGCCACGCGCTTGGCCCGCGCTTCCTGATCCTCATCGGGGGTACCAATGTCCTTCGCCATCGCAAACATCTGGCGACGACGGTATTCCTTGAGGTCGATCACGCCCGTCTGGAGCCAGTTGTCCAGCAGGTAGAGGCGGAACGCCATCGGCATCGGCATGAGGGTCGCCGGTTCCACGCGCACATCCGACTCGCCATCAAAGTCCGACGCACTGACGGCTCGCGCCAGATCGGGGCGGTTCTTGCCAATCGCGCCCAGCGAGCGCGGCAGCGAGTAGCCCCACGCCATTGCCGCCATCGTCACCTTGCACCAGTCGGTATAGGCATACGACAGCGCCGTGATAGGCGGTGAGAACACGCGCTCCAACTGCTCACGGCTGGCGATAATGGCACGGCCCGACTCGCCCGTGACCTGCCCACGGCTGACGGCGTTCCAGCCCGACGCAT